CAGGCCACCCACCACAACGGACAACAGTTTTTTACGGCGCGCCTGCTGCTGCTCCTTTCGTTCCTCTGCCGTGAAGGTCTGCAAATCCCCTTTCTCCTGCCGCTCACGCAGCCGCCGGAACTGCCGGAGGGTTCTGCCGGGCAACAGGGAATACATGGCGCGCATATCACAGACCCGCTGATGCTCACCCGTTCCGAGCAGTTCCATTCCGTCATCAAATACCATGTTCGTCGGATGGATACCGTAAAAGGACGGCGCATAAAAAACGCGGGATTCATTGGGACGGGAATTCGCCCGGGGAACACCGATATAAATTTTTGCCGAAATCAGGTGCGGCAGAAGCCCTTTCCGGCTGCCCGTATCGCCAAACTTATCCGGCATGCAGAGTTCCAGAATATCGGACACGACCGGGACACGAATACGATCAAGACGACGGCAGCGGACAATCAGCTCACCCGTGGATTTAAATATTTTGCTGTCAACGGCGGATTCATCCTGCACCTGAATATAAACATCCCAGCCCAGTTTCCCGGACTGTACAAACCATTTGTAATATTCCAGGTATTCCCGGCCGGAAGATGTGCCGTTAAGCCATGTTCCGACCTCATCCAGAAATAACGCACCAAACCGCTCCTTCTCATTTTCATCACAACCACGCCCCAGCGCCCAGAAATCTTCAGGACGAGGACGGGCCGGAAGCACGGTCAACGGATGCGATGAAGCCGGGTCCATTTTTTTCAGTATCAAGCGGGTAATTTGCCGCAATTCTGTGTCCGCGACGGTAAAACTGTTTTGCCACCATGGAGCAGAACAGCCCCTTCCCGTTGCGCATTTTTCCTGTCACCCAGTAAACAGCCATAACACCCCTACTTCATTAAACCCAGTGTCAGTTTTCCGAGAATGAAAGCCTTCACCCGGAAGGCAAAATACAGCGACCATGCGCCGGTAATAATATTCAGGCAGACCGGAAGGTTATCCGGAAACAGGCTGGACACGCTGATCCAGACCGGATGCGTGAATACCGGAGAGGTCAGCATCAGGGAAGAAAACTTTTCATTCACGAAGGAAATAAAAACGCTGTAAAACCCATACCAGACCCCGACCGTGGTCAGTGCAATCACGGACTTGAGGAGAAAAAAACGCAGGAGGCACCGGAAAATAAACGGCACCAGAAATATCATCATATCCTTAAAAAAGACGGTCAGGCCCATAAAAACAGCTGGCATATTTACCTACCGGATAATGATTTATCAACCAGGATGACTAATGACACTGCGGTGATGACATAAATAAAAAAGCGAATAACCTCCCGCAGATAACCGTCATAAATACGACAGACACCTTCCGTGGAGAGATTAAAGGGCATTTCCTCACCCCCGAAAGGCCGGAATGAAAAACTTAAATCCAGTGGCACACAGACATCCCTGTTATTGCCGAAGAAGCCCTGAGGAATAATGCCGGAAAAATTAAGCACAGGCACATAATCTTCAATCAGGGGAATAAGCTCCTGAATCCGGTCCTGTACGCCCTGCTCCACTGAACTTATTCCGTTCTCAATAATCCCCTGCATAGTGCTGTTAAACTGCGCCTGAGACGAAGAGTAGTTTTTATCCGGCTCTGTCAGTGCGCCAAATTTTTCATCAATGCTGTGTAAATATTTCACCTGCCTTTCTGTCATATAATCCATGGTAACAAGGGTTTTATTCTGAAGTTCAATGTAGCTGCTATGAAAACTGTCAATTTTGTCTCCGATGGCAGGCAGTCCGGCATTCAGCAGATAATATATTTTTCTTCCCCACTCATCAGAAAGACCGTCATCCCCGTTTCCGGTGTTATTATCATTGCCGTCACTCCCGGTATTTCCACCACCGGAATTATTACCGCCCTCGCTGCCGGAATTATTATCTTCACTACCGTTGTTATCTTCCTCATTACCGTTGTCAGGAACAATTTTCCCGTCCTCAATTTTATAACCTTCCCTTAAATAACAGGTACTGTTATAAAGGTTCTGCCAGCCGGAACCGTTGGGAGTGCAGGAGTAATATTTTGCGTGAGCGCGCAACTCAGATAAAGGCATAGTTTCCCGCGGGGGATAATATCCTGAAAACGAACCACAGATTAACAGCGGATTATTATCACACTCCTGTCTCCTCAGTGTATCCGCAAGTTCAAGCAAATAGACAGCAGAAACCTGACCGGATACAGCGTTATCATTATCATCACCGGAACTGTTGTCTCCGTTGCCGCCGCTGTTATCCCCGTCACCGACATCACCATCCGAAGGCTCATAAGCTGCCACAGGGATCCAGTCAGCGGCGACATCACCTGTTTCACTGCCAACAATCACACCTGTCGCCCTATAAATACAGCCATCCAGAACGGCATACCATGTATTATCACTGCGAAACGCTCCGGAAAGTGTGACCCCCTGCAGCGCCGGGCGGGAAATACAGACCTCATCAGCTTCAGTTAATTTAAAAGGCACAAATGTTCTTGTGAATGATTCAGCAGATGAAAAGAACGGAAGAAATAAAAGCAGAAATAACAGCCGCATAATGACCTCTGATAAAAAAGGGGCGCACGGCCCCTGTATTATTAATTAAACAGCATCAGGAAGATGCCATTCTGAAGAGGGATTTAACTACGCGGAAACCAATCATTAAAGAAACGCCAAAGCCCAGTAAAAGAAATGCTGCGGTTCCCACCACGCCCAGCGTTGACAAAATGGAGTTCACCACCGGGTCAATCATTGCTTTACTGATAACTGCCTGTCCGGGGGTATAACTCACATCATCAGCCAGAACAGGACCGGACGCCAGCATCAGGGAAGATGCAATGACCAGAGGTTTTTTTACGAACGTAACTGCTTTTTCACGAACAGACATAATATATAACTCCTGTATTATTACAAAAAAGATGAAAAAAGTGTTTTCGTCAGGGAAAACACATACCCGAAGCCAAAACCGGCAAGCCAGCTGATAGCCCATATACCAAAAAGTGCAACAAGCGGAGGATAAGAACCCACGCCGGATATTGTCACAAGAAAATTTGCCTCAGAAAGCATTATTAACGCCTTCCCGTAATGACTCCGCCAATAAAAGCCAGTGAAAATATCAGCACTGGCACAGCACCAAAGAGAATAAGAACGAAAAATTCAGTCGTGAGCATATTTCAAAAATCATTTACTTCGCTTAGGATAAATTAACTCATAGTCAGAAATAACGCTCACCATACTGCCTTTTTTCGATTTCATCCCATAAGCAGGAATAATTTCAATATAAAACCCACCCTGCTCACGGGCAAAATTTAAATCATCACGAAGACGCAAACCGACAGAGTGATGATTATCCGGGCTGACATCAATTTTACCCGGCGCAAATCCCGCAGATGCACGTCCCGCTGCCTGAGATGATGAATATTCAGTAGATAAAGCCTGAGCATTAGCCCATTCAGTATCTGAATCTTCAATTTTACCAAACTGAACAAATACGATTTTTAATGACTGATTCTGCATAAACACACCTTAAAATGGAACTGAACGATTATAGAATTTACCTGCAATTACCTGCCGATAAACATCCGGTATTGAAAATCTAATCTTCTCATCCTGTATATCCTCATGTCTGACAATAGCAGTAAAGACCGCCTCGTAATCATTACCGAGAAGATGAAATAGCTTTGCAACAGATTTAGAGCACTGCTTACGTAACCAGTGAACATTATGTTCCAGTGCATTAATTGCCTTTTTTTCGTCCGCTAAATCAGGACGATAAGGATTAAACTTGCGTGGTTTAGCTGGATTGATTTGTGCTGCATAATCACACAATCCCGTAAAATAACCGGCAATATCAAGCAGTACATCAACAGGAACCCCTTTAAGCTCGACCTCAGAACGATTCCACGTACCACTGACTTTTTGTTCAAGCGCTTTATTATAGATACGCCAGTAAACACGCGATTGCCGGGAACCAAACGTGTACATCTCCTGCTTTAATACTGCGCGACCATCCCATTTACAGGAGTTCGAAAAACCCGGACGCGGTCCCTTACCACTATAAAACGCGCCAGAGCGATGATCGCGAACAGCAGCGTCACACGTAAAAACACCATCGAAATCATCAACAGCCAAATCAATACGCTTAAGTGTCGTAATATTGAGATGTTTCAACCATTTGAATACATCCTGAGGCTCAGTGCCACTAAATACATGAGCACATCCCAGACCGGAAATCTGTATATATACCGTGTTATTGTTTCCACCCCAGAACACAAAGCCATGTAAATTATTACCGTCATCGTCAGAAAATAATGGCGCAGAACAGCGATAATTAAAGCCACCACGATCCCGCTCCGGTCCCATACTCAAACCAAAAGCACTGGATAACCAGATTTTAAGACGATGCAAATACGCAGCCTGAACAGCCTGATTATATTGTTCAATATGCTGTTCAATAAACGCTCTATCACCAGAAATGCCGCTACAAATTTTATCTGACTCCGCATCATCAGGAACCCAGCATCGAGTCTCAGGATCAACCATATCACGAAAGAAGGCATCACGACCGGGCAGAAAATCACGCAGACGCGGCATGGAACCATACTTACGCCAGAACTGAATAGCGCCGTCGAAAGTCTCAAGATTCTTCAGCTCACTCATGGGGAAAGTGAATGCAAGATGGTCTATGAAGACGTGACGTATGGTTTCCTGAACCGGCTTCATTAGCAAACAGTCTCCTGATAACCGACCCATGAACCAGAAGGCAGTGCAACAGATACCAGAACGAAGTCATCCCCGATTGTTTCTAAGCATGCAATGACCAGCTCATTAAACGAGCTGAAAAAATCCCATTCACCATCAATGCAGGCATTAACGCCATAATCAGGAATGTAATCGTAGTAAACAATCTCGTGAGACATGTTTGCACCGCAATATATTTACCGCATGCGCGCATCATAATCACATTTAACACGTGTTGTAAATACGCATGCGCTATGCGGGTGTAAAAAAAATGGAATAATCACCTTCTATTGAAAGGACATAGAGGTAAATTTTGATGAAAAAAGAAACAAAGCGCGGAGACACAACCGTAAGGATTAACGAAAACAGAAAACTGGAGCTAAAACGAAGAGTGCTGGAAATCGGTAATAAAACAGGTGAGCTACTAAAACCATCAGAGATAGTAAACCACTTAATAGACAACTACTTAGATGATGCGGTGAAAGATCTAATAAGCAAAGAAGAACTTAAGAAAAAAAAGGCAATGTGATCCCTTTTCCTGCATTCAGCAGACTACCCGCGAAGGATCGAAAGGATACGGTTTAACTGGAAACCCTTGAGTTTCCGTTGACTCTACCCCCGTGTTACAAGACGGGGGGTTTTCTCCCGGCCTGTAACACATCGCTCTCTGATGTTAATGCAGGCGCTCCGCTCCTCGCAGGTTGTCGTTGTCGGCGTCCTCCTCCCGTCGTCCTTCTTCGCCTCCAACCTGCTGCGGTGCGGTACGACTGGATTAAGGGCGATTCAACTTCGTTACATGGACATTTAAAAAACAAAAGCATGAGGGGAAGAATGAACAACTGGAGTGAGATCATATTAGACCTGCTGATGAAGCACATAATAGGTGGCGCTGCGATTGGCGTGGCTATCCTGTTGTTTGCCGGAGTGATTTTTCCTGTTGCGCTGAAGATAAGGAAGCTCACTGGCAGGAAAAAACAGCGAATAAAACAGAAACTCATCAGTTAAGGCCAGTGCGCACAATGACGTTATGTGTAAAAAGGCCGCTGCGGTGGAGAGTATCGCAGCGGCCTTTTCAATATAACGTGTAACACATTATGCGCACCAGTATAAACCAAGGAAGAATCCAGTCGTTGGCGGTCATGATTGTCGTGCTCATTAACAACGACCAAACCCCATATCTCACTTACTACCGTATTCTCGGCTTAACCGTCCATGCAACCTCAACACATTGGTTTCAACTGCCGTCACCACGTTCTCCGGAAAATCTGTCGGTAATGAAGTCTTCACGTTATCCAGTGCTGCCGGAATCATTCTGGCAAAGTCACTTAGGATTTCATGCATCTGCACTTCCGGGAATCTCAGCACCTTTGCTGTCGCCAAAAAATGTCGCGGATAAATTTTATCGATTGCCGTTTTTTTGCCTTTGGATGCGTTAAGCCCCATTGCCAGTTTGAGATCGCTGATGTGTATTCCCGTACCGCCAAGGACCGGAAATGCTGAAATGATGTCGTAAAATGGCGTGAGTCGATAACTGCCGCCAGCCTGAATAAATACGGAGAAGTTTTTTGCATGGCCATCCGTTGCGCCAATCAACCACTGGAAGACCTGGAATTTCATAAAATCATAACGATCGCGAAGCGCCTCGCTGGACCCCATCAAAAACGCCATGATCCGCGCGATGCCTGGGCCTCCATCTGATTCATATTTCACAGATGAAGGTAAACCGAATGTCTGACACATATCCTCCTGTGGCAAGCGAAGTAAAACCGTTCGCTCAGTATTCCAACGCCTGTCAAAACGTTCGACCGCTAACGCGCGCACCCTTCCCGCTTTAATGATTTCTGCGTCCGGAACATTCAACCCAAGTTCTTTCGCCAGCAGCAGACAGTAATACTCATTATCAACGCTTTGGCTGAGATCGAGCGTCGCATTGGGCTGCCTGATTTCGCCAATCGGTAATTTAATGATGTGCGTCGTCGGCGTTATTCCTTTCGGAATGCACCAGTCATTGCCTATTCTAAGCAGCGCTGTCTTCTCCTGCGCGCCAGCAACCGAGATGCGAAAGTCATTTTCTTCTCTAATCATGCCCAGAGGGATATCTGCTTTATAAGCCGTTAATACTTCTTCAAGCCTGGCTTCAGTAAGCTTTTCCCATGCCATTATCGGGCGCGTTATGGTTTCATTTTCGGGTAATAACGTTACGGCACCAACGCTGTCTCGCCCTATTTCTGACAATAAATCAAACGGTTGTCTGGATTTAGCATGATAACGTTTAACGATCCGGTCACGTACAATCGGGCTATCGGGTAACAGGTTATCGAAGAAGTTAAATACGGCATCTGAGGTGATATTCCCCCTCTGCAATGGCAGCGAAAGTGACAACGGTCTGGCATAACGGCTGGCTAACCACTCCGGTGCATACTTAAAGGTGTGCGCGCCGTTGGCTAACTTCGTTAACTCGCCTACCCGCTGGTTGTTCATCCAAGTGACAAGTTTAGGCAT